GTCTTGAATATTAACTTGAATTATGTCGAAACCAGGAAATTATGAAATTTGGAGTGGGACAAGCTCGACCAGTTCAAGAACTTCAAAACGGAGTACAGGACAGAAAGCCAGGGCTGAAAAGACAGCAGGGAGTCTAAACAAGCGTGGAGGCCTACCTGTTATCAAGGAAACTAGTGTCGTAATGACCAAACATATGACCCAAAGAACCAGGCGTAGGGAAGCCTTTGTTGACAGTGTTCGTGCAGAGGTGTGCAGCACACAGTTTGGTAACACGAAAGCCAGCAATACTAGGGCTAGAGTGATGAACTCCATGAGTAGGTACAAGATGATACACAAGGATAACTTGTATGCTATAGTCATGCCGGCAGGGCATGGTAAGACTCAGATGGCCGAAAAGTTTGGGTTTATAGATGTGGATCTAATGGTGGGCGAGGATACTCACGATAAACTAGTGGATATACGCGAAAAGGCGCTACGCTCAGGGGATTGGACAGACCATAATAACATATGGTATAACAGGTTGAGACTATCCGTGAGCATGTTAGATTTATCCAGGCCAGTAGTGATACTTTTGCAGCATGAGGAATGCGCGCTCGAGATAGGCGCACAGCCATTAGGCACTTTCATTCTGGACGAAGATACGTTTTCTCGCAACATATCCAGGCGGGACAAGATAGGTAGAGAATTCTCAATTTCAAACTATCACAGTGCCAAAAATAGTGTTGTTAACCCTGTCTCATACTGTTTTGGAAATGTTGAGTTACGTCAGAAAGTATTCGATGTTTTGCATAAGCACAACATTCCAACGCCAGCTCCTTGGATGGGGTCACTACCTTTTGACAGCCCTTATTACCATTCAGCAGTGCCTGAACACGTCAAGGAGGGTAAACCTTGTGTAGATGCTAACGAGTTCTACAGGTTGGTTGAGAGTGGCTGGGTACCTAAAGAGTGCTTGGACTACCAAGCCAGGATTGTAACTGGATTAAAAGCTGCCTATGGATATGGATATACTATGAATGATTGGGCAACATTGATTGGCGAAGCGTCAGACCATATGAACAAGCGTGTAATGGTTGATTTGTCTGGGGACTTGCTGGAGTTATACCCTCCAAGGATAATGAAAGAGCTGCATAGAGCAAATGTGACTTTGAGGCGCCTAGACAAGGTATTCAGGATTACAAAGGAGCCTGTCAGTGTTAGTATACTCAGTAGGCACGTTGGTGAGCCTCATATATTTGTTACAAGCTTATTATCTCATTTTAACTGGAATATAAGAGAGGGTCGGCTGAGAGACATAATGTTGAAGTGGTACTTTGTAAGTTATAAGGCATGGCCTAAAGTAATGAAGGACCTGCATGGCATGGTGCGCACAAGTAGTTATTTTATGAACACCAAGCTTAGAGAGGAAGAGAGACAGAGCTTAATGTACATGGACCTGCTTGTGGGGCGTGAAGATTATGAGATAGACATAAGAGATGCGGTTGACGTGAGATTAGGTAACTCATTCTTCTCAGACCACCAGGCCATAGACGATAAGACAGGGTTCTGGTCAAGTGAGGAATATGATAATGTGTTTGATCTAGCATTAAAGCGTTCTTTCTCCAGAATCCAAGAGAGGCCCCGACCAGTTAATATAAAGTCATTTTGGGACTTTTACATGCGCCGTAAGTCTTGGTTGACCGCGGGGTCATTAGTATACAATAAGATAGACCGAGCAAAGCTGGATTATACATCTGAGATATTGGATGCTGCAGGCAAAGTAGTTGAACGGCTGCAGAGGAGACACACTAAGGCGTCGTTTTTTGAAGTAAATGAAGTGATAGATGCGATAGGAGAGTTGGGTGAGGATGAGTTGAACAATACTAAGTTGATGAAGAAATATGAGACAGGAGGTAAGCATAGAATATTGTTGCCAGGCACATTGGTACATTACTTGATAGTGTCTTACGTGTTGTTTTTCTTCGAAAAGCAAGAACAGGTCGGGTCTGTGAGAGTTAATGCGCCTTATGATGAACATGTAGCTTACACAGATGTGAAACTGACAGAGGGATTACACCACTTACTTTATGATTGGAAAGATTTCAATGAGGACCATTCGGTAGCGGACATGGCCAAAGTAACAGCTTACATATTTGCAGTGATGGAGACACCATCGGATATGAGGCCGTTTGTAGAAGCCATCATAAATAGCTTACACAAGATGACAATCATAGACAAGGAAGGCAATATGCACAAGTTGTTCAAAGGGCTCTTTTCAGGGTGGAGGGACACAAGTAACACCAACAGCATCTTAAACAATGTTTACGTCGAAATAGGGCGCATATGTTACACAAGAATATACAATGAGGACCCTATTGTGTACAAGGACCACGGCGGGGATGATCTTGATGCGGCTTTTAGGGATGCAAAATCCGCGGTAAGGTTCTTTTATGTGATGGAGAGAGTAGGTTTTCCCGCAAATATAGTGAAGCAGATGGTAGACACAAAAAGCGAGTTCTTTCGCGTGACTATAACTAATGAGGGTGTGTATGCGAGTCCAACAAGGGCACTGGCATCTTTCATTGCTGGTGACTGGGAAAACTCGCGGCCAATACCAGTGAAGGAAAGAATAGCAGGGTTGATGGACCAGATTGCCCAGTTAGAAAGACGAGGAATGAGCAAAGAGTTCTCACGTGGTGCCACTATAATGGTAGTAGCCCACTGGTGCAGGATTAAATCTGGTGAAAGCTGGGTAGATCTGCCCCCAGAAGTGATACATGGCGAGTTAGCTGATGGGGGTCTTGGAATACCAGATGGGGATGGTGACATATGGAAATTATCAAAGCCAGTACCTAAACTAGCATCGATAGAGGGCTCAAAAGAACCAGTAGGCAACAAGGCCAGTATGGACTATATAGCTATTATGTCTAAGAGGTTAAGGAGTATGGGATTGGCATTAATTGACCAAGACCTAGCTGTGACAAGGCTGGCAGTCAGCGTGTTTGATTACGGAACATTGCCCGAAACTGAAACTCTAAGACCATTGTTGGATTATGATGGGAAGTGCGTTAGTACCAGACCGGCAGTAGAAGCGAAATGGGATGAAGCCATATTCTATGCTTTTCTTAACTGCGATGACAAGTTGTTAGATCAGGGTAAATACTCTACAGTTGCCATGTTTGCTGATAATTTAGATAACATAGAGAGCGTGAGTGGA